AGTTCGGATGGCGACGTCAACGCCAATCGCGAGTCCGATGGCATGGGTGCGAGTTTCACGCGCGGCACAGCCTGGACCTGCGGAGCGTCCTGCCCGGCGGCCGGACGCCGTGCGATCTTCTCGTACCAGCACGGATCTCCGTGGCAGCAGGCGACAGTGCCGCCCGCCAAAGGTTGGCCGTCGGTCAGCGCAGCGCGCACCAGGCCGGCCGCGGACTTGGGCAGCTTCTTCTCGCTCCGAGACGATGGATTCACGATCAGATAC